ACATTTGTAACTTATGATAATTATCTACAAGTTTACAAAGTAACTGATGATACAAATAATAGTGGTAATTACTCTGACCCATTAAGGGTTTATATATTGCCAGATCATTCTGCATTTGGTGTAAGTCCAAGACCAAATACTAGTGAGTATTCAGTTCACTATGATTATTATACAACTCATACAGATTTAGATGCACATGGAGATAATATGAGTTTACCAGATAGATTTGGCACATTAATAGTAGATAGAGCTAAGTATTACACATACATGTTAAGATCAGATCCACAACATGCACAATTGGCAGATAGAGATTTTCAAAGAAAACTTAGATTATTAAAAGTAGATTATGCTACTAAAAATGATTACATGAGAAGTGATACTATAGGTGAAAGCATTACAACAAGTATAGGAGGTAGAGCATCATAATGGATAGAGATAAGAAAATACAAGAACCAGAAGATAATATGAGATATGCTGAAAAGAAAGCTGTCAGAATGATGAATAATGGTTTAAATGATAAAGATGATTCTAACTTGTTAAAAAGAGAAAAAAAAGATTTTGAATTATTAAAAACAAAAGAATCCAAAAGTGATACATTTGGACCACTAACAAACAGCGAAATTTATCTATAAAGAGAGAAAAAGATAAAGATGCCAACTACTGATTTAATATCACCTTTTGTAGTAAGTTGTGCTGGTGGTTTGACATTGAACAAAGACGTATTTTCAATGGCTCCTGGTGAAGCTCTTATATTACAGAATTTTGAACCTGATATAAAAGGTGGATATAGAAGAGTTGGTGGTACAGCATTATTTAATACTACTATAGTACCAGAAGGATCTAGTAATACTAGTAAAGTAGTAGATTGTTCAATAGTATTTAATGGACAGATTATTGTTGCAAGAGGTGGGGATATACATAGAGGTACAACTTCTGGTAGTTTTACATCATTAACAACTGGATTAGGTACATCTACAAGAGCATACGATTTTGAAAAATTTAATTTTAATGGTACAGATAAATTAGTTATTGCAACAGGACATTCACCTGCACAGATAATTAATTCTAGTTTTGCAGTAGATGTAGTAAATGCAACAGGTGGTGGTACAGCCCCAACTAATCCAAAGTTTGTAAAAGCATTTCAAAACCATATGTTTTATGCTGGTGCAAGTAATCCAGAAGAAGTTATATTTAGTGTACCGTTTGCAGAAGATAATTTTACATCAGCTAGTGGTGCAGGATCATTTAGAGTTGACTCCGCTGTTGTTGGATTAAAAGTATTTAGGAATGAATTAATTGTATTTTGCCAAGATAGAATATATAAACTAACAGGTACAACATCTAGTAATTTTGCAGTGCAAGAAGTTACAAGAAATATTGGCTGTAGAGATGGTGGTAGTATTCAAGAGATTGGTGGTGATGTTATATTCTTAGCACCAGATGGATTAAGAACTATTGCTGGTACAGCTAGAATTGGTGACGTTGAACTAGGATCTATATCTAGACAGATACAGTCTAGAATTGATGATGTAGGATTAAATAGAATATCATCATTAGTTATTAGAGATAAATCACAATACAGATTATTTTATCCTACAACTAGTGGATCACAAGGTTCATCAAAAGGAATTATAGGAGTATTAAAAACTAATCCTAATACAGGAAATATTGGTTTTGAATATTCAGACATGATAGGTATTAAACCTTCATGTACAGACTCAGATTTTATTAGTGGTGTAGAGACACAGGTATTTGGTGGTTTTGATGGTTTTATTTATAAGATGGAAACTGGAAATACATTCGCTAATGGATCTACTAACTCTACGATACTAGCAGTATTTAGATCACCAGATATGGTTATGGGTGATCCAGGTGTTAGAAAATATATGCAAAGAGTTAATTTAAACTATGAGGGAGAGGGTACAACTGTTACAGCAGATCTAGCAGTTAGATATGATTATGATGATCAGAACACCCCTCAACCAGATAAAATATCAATAACATCAGGTGGAGGTGCAGCAGTTTATGGAGTTGCACAATACAACAACGCAACATATAATGCATCGGGTATACCTTTGATTAGACAATCAGTAGAAGGATCTGGATTTGCAGTTGCACTAAAAATTGATGATCAAAGTAGTTCAGATGCCTTTTCAATAAAAGGATTTCAACTAGAATTTACCCCAGGAGGAAGAAGATAATGGCAGGCTATTCAGCACGACAAGCAACATATACATCAGGCGATACTATAACGGCTGCTCATTCTAATGATGAGTTTAACCAGTTATTAGCAGCGTTTAATGCATCTACAGGACACACGCATGATGGTACTGCGGGTGATGGTGGACCTGTAACTACTCTTAGAGATAGTGATGCTTTAAATAAAATATTTGTAGATACAAGTAACAATCATTTAGAATTTTATGTAGAAGTATCTTCTGCTGCAGTACAACAGATAAGAATACAGGATGGTGCAATTGTACCTATTGTTGATAGTGATATAGACTTAGGAACTTCCTCTCTTGAGTTTAAAGATTTATTTATAGATGGTACAGCAAACATAGACAGTTTAGTAGCTGACGCTATGAGTTTAGGTGGTACTAGTATCACAGCAACTGGTGCAGAGATTAATCTAATAGATGGTGGTTCTACTATTGGAACTACAGCTGTAGTAGATGCAGATGGTATTATACATAATGATGGTGGTACTATGAAAGTTACAAGTGCTGCTACATTTAAAACATATTTTCAATCAGGTTTATCTACAGCATATGATGATTTTACTACTGGTGATGCTGCTGTTAATATAGCAACTTCTGCTGGTGATATTACAATTGATGCACAGGGTAATGATACAGATATTATTTTAAAAGGTACTGATGGTGGAGCTGATACAACTTTCTTAACTATTGATGGTAGTGCTGCAGGTAAAGCAACATTTAATAGTGATGTAGTTGTAGGGGGAGATCTTACTGTAACTGGTGATGATATTACTATGGGCACTAACACTGCAGGTAATATTTTAGTTGCAGATGGTACTAATTTTAATTCAGTAGCAGTAGGTGGCTTATCAGAAATATCTACAGTTGCTAATGATGATGTATTCTTAGCAGTAGATACTTCAGGTGGTGGCCTTAAAAAAATTACAAGATCAGCAGTAGTAGCAGGACTTGCTACATCAAGTGCAATATCAAATGTATCAGAAGATACTACACCACAGTTAGGTGGTAACCTTGATCTAAATGGTAATGATATTGTTACTACTTCTAATGCAGATTTAGAATTAGCACCAAATGGTACAGGTCATGTAACTGTTAGAGGTAATACTAATCAAGGTACTATTCAATTTAATTGTGAGAGTAACTCTCATGGACAACAAATTAAAGCTGCACCACACTCAGAAAGTGCTAATAATGTTTTAACATTACCTAGTACAGGCGGTGACTCTAGATTAGTTTCAGCAACTTCAACTGCTACATTAACAAACAAAACTTTGACTACACCAAAGATTGCTGAGATAGATTCATTATCTTCTGGTGATATTACTCTTGATGCAGAAGTAGATATTAATTTAGATGCTGCAACAGATGTAAATATACCAGCTAATATTGGTTTAACATTTGGTGATGATGGAGAAAAGATTGAAGGTGACGGAACAGATTTAACCATTAATTCTAGTGGTGATGTTATAATGAAACTTACTGGAGAACAACTTATACTTCATGATGGAACTACTAATATTAGTCAATTTGATTTAACGGGTAATCATTTTCTTATTGAAGTTCTAGGTAATGAAAAAGATATGGTCTTTAAGGGATTTGATGGTGGATCAAGCATAACAGCACTAACACTAGATATGTCCGATGCTGGTACAGCTGTATTTAATCATGATATTAGAATAGCAGATGATGGTCAAATAGGATCAGCTTCAGATGCAGATGCTATGACAATCTCATCCAGTGGAGTTGTAACATTTAGCCAAGCACCTGTATTTCCAGATGGTGTTGTACCTTTAGTAGATTTAGATATCGATGGTGGTACAGATATTGGTGCAGATTTAACTACATCAGATTTAATTATAGTTGATGATGGTGCTGGTGGCACAAATAGAAAAGCTGCTTTATCTAGAGTAGTAACTTTAGTACAAGCAAATATAGACGACCCTACAGCTTTAGCTATCGCATTGGGCTAGGTAATAATCATTGACTTTTTTAGAAACAACGATATAATATATATAAGTAAATAGGAGAAAATAAATGGCAAATACTTTTAAGGTAGTAACCTTTGCAGCAGAACCTGCTTCGGCTGGCACGCCATATGTAATGTATACAGTAGCTTCGAGTACAACTACGGTTGTGCTAGGTTTGGTATTGTCTAACATTAATACGACTGCGGTTACTGCAGAAGTAGAGCTTGTTAGTACAACGTCAAGTAGAGGAGGTGCTAATAACGTTGCAAATGGTACGTCATTCTTAATTAAGGACGTAAATATTCCAACGGGGAGCTCACTTGAGATCTTGTCGGGTGGTAAGGTAGTCCTTGAGGCTGGAGACAAAATTCAAATAGATTGTTCAGTTGCAGATAAACTATCAGGCACACTGTCAATAATGGAGATAACGTAAGATGGCCTATATTGGATTAGAACCTTCAAATTCTTTTGTAAGTCTAAAACGTCAAGTTATAACTGGCGATGGTACTGCATCATATACATTAGATCATAGTGTAGCATCAGTTAATGATGTAGCTATTTTTGTAAATAATGTACGTCAAGATCCAGCTGGATATTCTATATCTGGAGCTGCCTTGACATTGGGTGGTACAATTCAAAGTTCAGATGATTGCTATGTTATTTTCTTAGGACAAGCATTACAGACTGTAACACCAGATTCAGACACTATCACAGCTACTATGTTAAAAAGTAGTGCAGTTACAACTGCTAAGATTGCTAGTAGTGCAGTTGATTTAACTTCTAAAGTTACTGGTGCTTTACCAGTTGCTAATGGTGGAACAGCTTTAACATCTGGTTTTAAAAACGGAATTACAATGGTAGATGAATTTAGATTAACTTCTAATTTTACTGGAAATGCAAATCCTATTTCATCAAATCTTGAAAGAGTTGATACAGGTGGTCAAGGTCAATTTGGTTCATTAA